TTAAATAATAATATAAATAATAATAAAATAAATAAAAATAATATATCTATATCTAATATAGATAATATATCTAATAATTTAGATATATTTATACCTGATAATATAAATATATTAAATAATAATTTTATATCTAATATTGATAAAGATAAAGTATCAAAGGAAGAAATAGAAAATTACTTTAAATATATTTACGAACTATATCCTCGTAAGGTAAGTAAAGTGCAAGGCAAAAACACTTTTATTAAGAAATTGCAAGGTATTAGGAAAGAAGATGCCCGTAAAAAAGCCGCAGAGATTTATCAGCTTTTAGAAAGGTATAACGAAGCATGGAAAAGAGAGAATGACGGGGAAGGAAGAAAACTCGAATATATACCGTACTTTTCAACATGGCTTAATTCTAACGTAGAAGACAGCGATAAACAATGAAGATTGAACAATATTATGACATAACTCAAATACCTTATGAGAGAGTAAGTCAAGAACGCATATTAACAGGCTTTAACGATCTGGATTACTATACGAAAGGGTTAAGCGTAGGAGTAACGCTTTTAGTAGCCAATACAAACGCAGGTAAAAGTACGTTAGTCCAATGTATTTTAAAAAAAGCTATTGATCAAGGATATAGGGCTTGGGTATTTTCAGGAGAACATACGGCGCAAAGTTTTTTACAGCTTATGTATCATCAAAACAGCGAGAAAAAAGATTATGTTGCTATTCGTTATAAGGATACAAACATAATAGATTGGTATGTAACTGAAGAAAAAGAAAGGGAGCTAAAAGCAAAGTTTGCTGATAAAATCTTTATTTATTCTAATAAAGCAAAACGTGATATAGGTACTATGCTAGAAAGCATGATTGCGTGCTATAAAGAACGTGGGACAAGGTTTTTTTTAGTCGATAACATGATCTCGATAGATAATATCTCAAGCAATGTATTTGCTGAGCAAACGCGTATTACCGAGGCTATAAGAACGTTTGCGCTGAATTATAAAGTAATAGTATTACTAGTGGCTCATCAACGGAAAAATGCAGAAAAAGGCGGCTTTCTAATCGATATTCAAGATGTTGCTGGCTCCTTAAACATAAGCAATAAAGCTTACAACGTAATAGCTCAGTATAGAGTAGATATGTTGTCAACCGATGGCAAAGATTATGAGCGCTTAAAAGGACAGGTTGCGAAGTGCGGTTTTGATTTGAAACAATGCGACGGCGTTTTACAAGTATTAAAGACCAAAGGCAATGGTTGCGGTTTTGTTGGCATTAAGTATGACCGTGAAAAAAAGACATACTTGCAAGCTAATAAAATTTCCAAAACTGAAGCGGACAAGCTGTTTGCTAAATCTGAAAAGCTGTATAAAACGATTTTAGATTTAGAGCCTATAGAAGACGGTAATTTACCGTTTTAAAAATGGTGAACGATATGGAAGATATAGATAAATTACTTGCACAAATACATTCAGAAAGGATATCATGCCGGAAACGAGCTAGTTGTTTTAGAAATTTAAGTGGAAAAAACGTTTATACAATGTTTCGGATCTGGTGCGACGCATATTATAGCCGTGAAAAAGTGAAAGATGTTAAATTATTCGGAAAGTATCTGAAAGAAGAAGGTATTGAACTGACGTTTTGGCAACTAAAATATTTGGCGGAAAAATACTTTGGATATAAGTACAAATATGATGTTAAAACTGAGAAATGGACGATTGAAAAAACAGTAAATTAACTTTGATTTTATTTAAAGGAGAGGAGAGAAATGAATAAGAGTATAATAATAGGACGGATGACGAAGGACGCGGAGATATATACGACAAGCGGCGGGATAAGGCTGACGAGATTCAGCATTGCGGTAACGCGAGATTATGCAGATTCAAACGGGGACAAACAGACGGATTTTTTCAACTGCACAGCATGGCGCGGACTTGCCGAAGCGATAGTAAAGTACGTCAGGAAAGGCGATCGGATAGCGATAGTGGGCGAGCTTCAAAACCGCAGTTATGAGGATAAGGCAGGGGTTAAGCGCACTGTAACGGAAATATTGGTGCAGGAGGTAGAATTTTTGGGGAATAAACAGGTGTCGGAGGACAAGCCCGGAGAGACGGCGTACAAGCCGCAGAAGGAAGGAGTATCTCTCGATACTCTGAAACCTATATCGGTAGCTGACGACGATTTGCCGTTTTAAGGAGCAAATATGAAATGCGAGTGCGGAGAAAAGCTAGGGTATGCGGTAACGCCGTTTATGACGACGGAAAAGAGAGTATGCCCGGGATGTAAGAAAGCGCATTATATAGAGGACAAGCCTATAGACTGGGCAAGAGTATTCAAAGAGGGGCGAAGAAATGAACAAAAAGCAACAGATAGAAGAGATGACAAAAATAATCAATGAGTTATATTGGGTGTATGATACGGAGGAGAAAGATATAGCCGAAGCTCTTTATGCAGCAGGATACCGAAAGGGGGATGAGGTAAAGCGAGAAGCGATAAAAGAGTTTGCAAAAAGGCTGAAATCGGAAGCGGTTGAAAGTAGCGATATGTATACTTGCGGTATGGCAGTTACTGTAAGCGCTATTGAAAAACTTGTCAAGGAGTATTTGGGGATGAAGAAAAAAACGAGAGATATTTTAGAAAAATTTGCGCGCTATTACAGCGAAGTTGATCTGAAACGTCTTACAAATATCTTGAATAAAATCGCAAAGGGTACGGCGCTTGAGATATACGGGCTGATGACGGGTGAATTTGAGCCGTATATCGACGGAAGCATAGCAAAGGAAATCGTAGAGAGATTCGGAGTGGAGATTGAGAAATGAAGCTATGGCAATACATACTTTTTGCAGGGATATTTATAATCCCGATAGCGATAGCCTATGTCATAGCGCATTTTGACGACAGAGACTAAAGGGGGAGGCTATGACGTTTGAAGAGGCGAAAAGGCTGCTTATAGATTTGCGCGCGGCAAGGCGGCGTGCTAATGCAATAAAGAATCGTATCGCGGACCTTGAGGGCGACAGAGACAGCATACAATCTGCTCTGGCGGGCGGAATGCCGCATGGGAACGCGTTTTACTCCCGCGTCGAGAGTTTGGCTGTAAAGATAGAAACAGAGCGTGAAAAGCATATGGCGGCCTTGCAGGCGTATTTCGATATTGAAGATAAGCTGGCGGCGGCGGTGGGATTATTGGAGCCTGTCGAGCAGGATATAATCATCGGCTGCTATATGGACGGTAAGCCGAACTGGAAAGTTGCGGAAGATGTCGGGTATGAAGTACGTCATCTTATACGACGGAAGAATAAGGCAATACAAAATTTATCTGACAAAATATAAAATGTCACTCCATGTCACCTTTTTATATGTTAAAATGGTAGTGTAAAAATATGGGCACTATCTTGACATGGTTGAATAAACATGATAAACTAAAGATAGTGCCTTTTCTATTGGGGAGGAGGCACGAATGGCGGAGAAGAAGGGTGGCGGCGGAAAGCTACAAGAATATGATGATAGCACGGGACAATATGGCGGAAGCAGTCAGGAAACAGCGGCGCAAATGTCCAAGAGATTGCGGCAGGAGATTCCAAAAGACAAGCTGACCATTATTGACGCAATTCGTAAGTATTCGGACGAGCCGGCAAGAGATTTTGCGGAATACGGGCTGTCAGATGGTTTGCGAAAATCTGACGGCAGGCGCGAAGACGGACTATCTGCAAGCGATGAAAAGACAACGAAGGAATTTGTAGACGCTTTGTCACAGGCAAAAGACATAATTAACCCCGAAAACGCATGGCGAGTAAGCTCTCCGGCGGCGAAAGAATTTGACGAGGAACACCCGAATGCGAAAAAATATGTTACCAAAGGCGGCAGTACGATTGCGATAACTCCTGACGGGGATATTGTAGGTGTGTGCAAGAAACCGGGCGACACGGTAAACGGTTCAGATATGCTCGCATTTGCTGTGAAAAACGGCGGAAAGAAGTTAGATGCATTCAGCAAGTTGTGGCGGTTCTATTCTAAAAACGGCTTTGAACCTGTCAGCTGGACGCCGTTTGATGAGCAATATGCACCGTCCGGATGGGATGCGCAACGGGATGAAAAAGAGCCTGTTATTTTTTGGAAATATACGGGGAAATATACTGCATACAAAAGTAGTGACGAATTTTTGAACAATGTGGCACCAAGTAAAAGTTACGATGACGCTAAACGAAAAAGGGATGCGGAGGTCAAAGCATGAGTTATCAAGAAACAAAATATGACCGTATGGACAATACAAATACCTCTTATGAGGATTTCAAGAAGGCATGCTATGCACTTGCCCAACAAGAGCCTGATGTGGACTACGCATTAGAGGGATTAGAGGATGAAGCTGAACTGCGGTGTTTATATAATCATAAGACAAGCGTGGCAAGTGTTGTTTACTTAATGTGCATGTGATATAGGATATGCCGTAAATCACATTAAGTAATTTTAGAGGAGATTGTATAATGGAAGAGAAAAAGAATACACCAAATTTACAATATAAAAAGGGAAGTATTTATGAACGTTGGGACAGCGACGAAGATGATTTTATTCAAAGTTTTATGAACTTAACACCACGTTCATCGAATAAACGCACCGATGACGATGAAGAGGGTAATGTCCATGAAAAATGATAAATCGGACAGCTAACCGATTACGAAGCACAAAGATACAACAATAGCACCAAAGCACCGCACCACGGTGCTTTTTTTCATGAAAAAAAGGAGGTTGAGCCATGTGGCGTTAAACGAGAAACAGAAAGCATTTGCAGAGCATTATGCCGCATGTTTCAATGCAGCTGAGGCGGCGAGAAAGGCGGGTTACAGCGAAAAAACGGCACGAGCAATAGGGCAGAGATTGTTGACAAATGTTGACATTCAAAAATATTTACAAAAGATAAAAGAAAACGCGAAATCGAGCCGTATTGCGACGATAGACGAAGTATTGACTTATTTGTCCGACACAATGCGGAATACGGATGAACAGACGAAAGAGCGGACGAAAGCAGCGCAGCTATTGCGGGAGGCGTTAGGCGACGCAAAAGCGGAAGCGTCCGGCAATGAATTGCGGATAGTCATAGACAGACAGGTACGTAATCTGTCGTTAAACAAGGAGCAGAACGGTGGAGATAACATATAATCCAATCATACCGCAGAATTTTATGCCGCTGTTACGCAGTACCGAGGAGAACGGCACACATCGGTTTGTCGTCCGGGGCGGCCGGTATAGCGGTAAGACGACAACGATAATTGAGGATGCGCTTGAAGGATATATTACGATTAAAGGAGCTAATATTGTTTTCGCTCGTGCCGACGATTGTGATTTTCGTAAAACAACATTTGCCAGTGTCAAGAAAGCGCTGCACAAGTTTGGTATAGCGGAGCATTGCGACATCCCGAAACGTGTGGGAGACATCGTATTTCGTCCTAACGGAAATATCATACGTTTTATTGCTACCGGTGGTGACGAGCATAGAACTAAAGGCTTGGATTTTGAACAAGGCTATGTACATCGTTTCATCCATGACGAGGCGCAGGAGCTGTCAGAGGACTTCGAGGTAAAGGGAGCGGAAAAGACATTGCTGCGGTTAATGGGACCTACGACTAAATGGTTGTATATATACAATCCTCCGCCGTCGCGTGGCGAGTTTGCAAACGTTTATTTTCCTGCTCAAGTACGTGCCGGACGCGCAATAGAGATATATTCATCATGGGAAGACATTTACGATTTGCTTGATAAAGAAGTGGTTGATGAAATATTGAAAGATAAAGCGCAGGATTTGAATTATTATCTGTACGAGTACATGGGAGAAGTAACGGCAAGCCGCGGATTGATATATCCTCAGTTGCGCAGGGACAAGCATTTCGTCAATATATATACACTTTTGGCGCGTGGCGATAGAGTAAGCGAGCTGGTGTTAGGAGTAGATGAGGGAACGATATATGACAGTACGTGCGTTACGGCATTAGCTATATTGTATTCCGGCAGAGCGGTTGTTCTTGATTGTTTTGAAAAGGATCCTGTTGAGACGGGAGGACACGCGCCGACAGAACAAACGCGGGCTATTATCGAATACAGAAATAAACTTTTGAATACGTTTCCGTTTTTACATACAGTTTCACGGCATTGGATATTTGACTGCGCGGAAGCCGGACAGGCGCTTATGCTTCAAATGCAGACGGATACAAACGGATTTGAAGAATGTCTGCCAATGTTTCAGAAATCCATAATGGGCGATATAAAGCGGGTAAGGAGTATGCTGAATGACGGCATACTCCTTTTCCATGTCGCTGAAAATGTCAATACGATAACGCTGGTAGAGGACATGGAGTCGTATATCGGCGATGAGAAAACCGGATTACCTAAAAAAGGGCAAAGAGACGATACTATCGATAGTTTGGAATATGCGACTAAGCTGTATTATGACAGACCTATAATTACTAAATAAGGAGATAAACCGAATATGAAAGAAGCTCAAGCTAATACGGCGGTAATCAATGCGCCGAGCCGTAGATTATTCAGGCCGATGTTCAGAGCGCGTTGGCAGAATATGCAAAATATTATTAACGAAAGTGCGTTTAAAGAAATGATACCGGAGCCGTATGTCAGCTACTATATTGCGTATATCGAGCAATGTATTCATTGGTCACGGGGCTTTGTACCTATGCTGCACAGGTCGGATTTTTTTTCGACCGGAATGGGCTACACTGTATGTGAGATTTTTACGCGCGAATGTATGTCCGGAGGATATAGGTTTGAAAGCGTTAATTCGGACCTGAAGCGATTTATCGAAAATTGGGCGAAGGAAGACGATTTCGATTCGGACCTTGCTCAGATGTTTTGGAACTCGAATTCCGGTGGGAATTGTCTTTTGGTATTGACGCCTGTTGACGGGGATGTATATGTAAGCGCATATCCTATAAACAGATGCTTTTTCCAAATAGGCAGGCGGGGTAATGTTACACAGGCAACTTTGCTCAATAGATTTGTTGCAGGCAGCGACGCTTATTATGCTCGTGAATGCAGGCTGTATGTTGACGGGGAAGCCTATTATCGGGTAAGCCTGGGGAGGGGTACTCTTATAACTTCGCCTGTTTGGAACTCATCCAAGCTTAAAGAGGTGCCGGAAAAAATTTATATGCAATGGAGATATACTTACGGAGATATAAAACCTGACTTATGGTATAAGCTGCCGTTATCTTCAATAGGAGTATATAATGTACGCAATAAGCCGCTTGCCGCTGCTTTATCCGATTTGCCCGGATATTCGGATAGTACTCTTTACACCGCGTTGGATGTGCTCTATTCGATCGATTACAATTATACGCAGGCTCAGGTTGATATGTATATGGGTAAAAGTCGCGCGCTTGTCCCCAAGCAAATGGGCGGCGCATCGATAGATGTACGAAATGATCGACCAGAAATAGCGGAGGGTTTAAGCTATACGGAGGCTATTTCTCAGCAGCCGCTTGACGATCAATTCTACACTCAAATAATGGCAAGCGGAGTGGACGGTAAACCGATTCAGCCTACGCTGCTTCAGCCGGATTTACGCGGCGATGCACATAAATACATTCGAGACAGCGATCTTGAGCTGCTTGCCAGTAAGGTCGGACTTTCGTCCTCTACTTTAGCCAATCATTTAACTTATAATACAAGTAAAACGGCTACCGAAGTAAGGTCGGAGCAGGATACGACGGAAAGCAGCGTTAATATAAAGCGAAAGCTTGCCAATAACGGAATTAACGCCATGTTAAACGACGTAGCGTCTTTTTACGGATTCAGCGATAAGGTTGAGATTGCATGGGGAAGAGCCGGCGCTAATAGTGCAACGGAGAATCAAGAACTGTTGGCCGATTATCAGGCGGGAGTGCTTCCGATAAAGAAATATCTGCAAAAGCGTTGGAATGATTTGTCTGAAAGAGATATCGAGACATGGGCGCAGGATATAGAACGTGAGCAGACGGTTAAATCTCAGCGTGAAAGCTACGGTCAATATCCGTTTAACGACAGCGATTATTACAATGAATCGGGAGTAAGATAAAAACGATGCAGGACGCGAACGGTCGGCTTAATATTTACGCGCAGACATTAGAGGATGCGCAGACGAGAATACGCGATATTGTCAAACGAGCTTTTCTTCATCGGTCGCCTTATGCCGCAACGAACAGAGCTTTGGGAGGAGTAATTAACAGAGCCGTATCTCAGGGAAAAATTACGCGACTTAAAGCGGACGCACAGCAAAGTTTATGGAATTTTGCCAATCGGCAAAGGCTTATATGGGAGGAATCGGCTTTACCGCCCGAAATAATACTTATTTTGGGGCAATACGCGGCGAAAGACTTTCGTCCAGACAAACAGACGGAAAGCAGAATAACACGCGAATTTAGGCGTTTTAACGCGCCTGTAACGGATATGGGCGTGCCGCTTCATAAGTACTATAAGGATGTGTGGGACCAAAAAGTTAAACCCACGATTGACAGGCTTATTGAGAGCGTAGCATTGGATCCAAATGATTATTCAGGACGTAACAGTCTGCGGAACCTCGCGGAAATGGAGACGCGTTATCAGGCGCATTTAGACCGTATCGAGGAGCTTAAGGCGTCAGGGATAAAGCTGGTTGTTTGTTCGAGCCATGCGGATTGCTCTGATCGTTGCGCACCGTGGCAGGGGCGCGTGTACAGTTTAGACGGTACATACGGAGTAGTGGACGGACATAGATACGTTCCGTTGGAATTAGCGACTGAAATATATTATACGACGAAAGCCGGGCGGACTTATAAAAACGGATTGCTCGGCTTTAATTGTAGGCATGAGCTTAGGCCGTATGAAGGCCAATTGCTGCCGACGATTTCAGCGGAAGAAAGGAAAGCGGAGTATGCGGTTACGCTCAGACAGCGGGCTATGGAAAGGGCGGTAAGGAGGAAGCGCGTGGAAGCGCTTATGCTGAAGGACATTAACAAAACATGGTACCTGGAAGCGCGCAAAAAAGCAGCGGCCTTATACGCCAATTATATGAAATTCAGCAAGGAAAACGAGCGAGCTTTTTATCCGATGCGCACAGCAATATAACAGGAGGTTAAGAATGAAAGCAATAAACAGGAGCCGAGATCACCCTCGGCTTTTTTCATGTGAAAAAAACGAATAAAGGAGAAAACAAAATGTTTAATTTTTTCAGAAAAAACAAGGAGGACAACGAAAAAATGACTACTTTGGAGCAGATTCGCAAAGCTTACGAAGATTTATCTGACGAAGATAAAAAAGCGTTTCATCAGTCTATAGCTGACCGAGTGCATGAAAGCATAGCGGCACAGGAAAAAGCTGACGGAGACGAGGACAGTCAGAGTGCGGCCGACCGCGAGCATGAAGCTTTAGGCGCTGAGCACGCAGACGGCGAAGGCGACGTTTCGGAAATCAGTGAAACCGACGACAGTGAAAATGAAATCCGCGAGAATGAGAAAAACGAAGGGGAGGTTACTTCCGATAGTACGGACGGAGATTGGAGGGCCAAAATGGAAAAAGAAATCGAGGAGTTAAAAGCCGCGATTAAAAACATCGGCAGAAGTCCGCAAGCTGTTGACGATAAAATGTCGGACAAGCTTACGGCGCTTGAAAACAAATTTAATTAACAGGAGGAGTTAAAATTATGTCAAACATTGTGTCTACCTACGGTAACGTAGAAAATTTTGTAAAGTCCGCTCTTATGGGGCTTGGGGCTACCGAACAGGATCCTAACGGACGTTTTTATCTTGACGGTAATATGGTAAACGTAGAGCTGTCCAACGTTATCGCGGAAGCAATCTATATCGAGGAGATTTTCCGTGATGGACAGTCGGTGACAGGCAAATATACAACGGACAGAAATGCCGGAGCAGTACGCGTTATGCTCGATACGCCGTTTCCGTTTTCATCCCGCACAACGGCCTACGGCGGTCGGCCCGGTACTCCCGGTAACGGCGGCGTTATAAATGTTAATGCACCGTATCTGCCTACTAACGACGAATTTATGGTATATCTCAATCAGCTCAACGATCAGCGTATGCTGTTCCCCGACCTCGGCAAGGAGTATATACCTCTTGACGTTATGGCAAGAAAAATTGCGGGATATGCGAAAGCGGTTGTTCAGGATCGTACTGGCTCTACGCTTGCGGAAGTATTGGCATATAATATTTTCCGGGCGCTTAACGGCGGTGAAAATCTGTATAATATGGCAGACCTTGATGCTGAAAATGCGTATGCGAAAGCGGTCAACGATCTTAACGCAAAGCTGGATAACGGCGATCAGCCGCAGGGAGCATTTACCTTTGCAACGGAAGGCAGAACCATTATCGGTCGGCCTTCTTTTATTAACAAGGTATTTAACAAAGATAGCGGCATAATTCTGACCGGTGCTGATATGGCGCAGGCAATGCTTAAAAATTATGATCTTGATACGCGTATGCCTGACCGTAATTATGTCGGCACCGGATATAAGGGTTATGCAATGCAGTTCCATTGGCAGTCTGCTCCGGACTATATTTGGACGCTTGCGGAAAAATATCTCGGATTGCCTGCCGGCGCGTTGAATAATGTCTATGCGGTTGCGGTTTCTTTTGAAAGCAATGCAATGGGCCGCGTGATTGATCTCGGCGTTAAAATGGTTGATGCTCAGGAGGTGCGCGGCATTATGGCACAGCCGCTCAATATTTGGGGCCATGAATCGTTCCGCAAATCTTACATAATCGGCGACAGTACTCTTAATACGACTTATCTTACCACAACGCTTGGTTTCAGCGCCGAGGATCGTAAGTATCCTGTAGCGCCCAAGTCAATCGACAACGGCAATGAAGATATGATTGCGGTACCGATTTATGCGGAAGATGGAAGCGTTGTCGGCTTTAAGCAGATAGCAAAGGCAGCTAAACCTAACGGCGATAATTTTCAGTCCGGTTTAAAGAAAGTTGCAGACATTAAAGCGACTCCAGCGGCTAATAACGCTACGGTTGCTTTGACTACAGCGACTTCCGGTGCTGAAATTTATTATACGACCGACGGCAGCATTCCTTCTTCGTCCAGCACTAAATATACGGCGGCAGTTGCTATTACCGGTACTCAGACGCTTAAGGCAGTCGCGGTAAAGTCCGGCATGTTGCCTTCGTATTTTGAAGAAACTTATACCAATACAACAAAATAACATTGCTTTTCCGAGGGGTTTTGAGCAGTTATCAAAGCCCCTTTCCATTTATACGGAGGGTATGTATGATATTTGACGAAAGCAAACATCCGCGTGCGGATGACGGTAAGTTTACTGAAGGTAAAGGCGACGCTGATAAAATACGCGAGGCTGTAAAGAAGTTTTCAGATTCCCCTAAAGAAGATATGTCGGCTATGGGGGTAGGAGACGGTAAAAATAAATTGACCTCTTCAGAGAATATAGTAGAAGTCAATTTAGATACGGATATTCAAAAGAAACTTAAAAACGCAACAACACCGAAGGAGAGGCAAGAATTAGCTTTTAGATATATAATGGATAATTTGCGTGGGAGATATGCCTCGCCAGACGGAAGAACTGTTGCTATTGAACGCGTTGGGGCAGATAAAATGACTTATCAAGATCATTATGATAAATTGCGCGTTTGTCCTGCTTTAGCTGAAATGATTAAGGTAGGTGAATTTGACCACATTTCAAAAGCGGAAGATAAGCTGAATAAGCGATTTGAGGAATTTGCATATTATAAAGTTCGTGTCAAAATGGATAAAGAAGTATATAACGGCATATTAAATGTCGGAATAAGAAAAGACGGAAGCAGTACTTTATATGATTTACGCCCTTTTTATAAAGAAAGAAAAAAATAAAAAATGACGCCCCCCCATGCACGGGGAACCCAACTCCGATGTGCATATCTCGGTCGGGTCAAGAAGCGTCACTTATACTATTATTATACAACCGGAATTAAAAAATGTCAATATTTTATGGAAAATTTTATTAAAAATATTTAATTT